GTTAAAAGTACACTATCTATTATTGCGTTTCCGGCGTGTCACATTGTCCGCCATCCGCATCAAGAGTTCATAAGTTGTTCGTATTCCGGATCTTTATCTATGAGCTTCTCTAGAAAAGTACGTCAACTTTTAAGAGAACCAAACTATAAAAAAGTGTTTGAGAAAACAAGACTAGATGCTGATTCGCAGTCAATCGAATCCTGGCTGACGACCTCCGGTGGGGGATATGTTGCGGCTGGTGTTGGTGGTGGTATCACGGGTAAAGGTGCGCACGTTCTAGTTATCGATGACCCAGTAAAAAACAGAGAAGATGCAGAATCCGAAAACAATCGCGAATAGACCTGGGACTGGTATACGTCGACCGCATATACGCGTTTAGCTCCCGGCGGTGGCATACTAGTTATTCTTACGCGTTGGCACGATGACGATTTAGCCGGAAGATTATTAGCGGCTGGTGAAGATGGCGCCGACCAATGGGAAGTAGTTAAGTACCCAGCTATAGCTGAACTAGATGAAGAATTTAGAAAACAAGGCGAACCGCTCCATCCCGACCGTTACGATGTGCCGTCGTTAGAGATGATACAAAAAGCAATCGGGCCAAGAGACTGGACAGCGTTGTACCAACAGAATCCGGTATCAGATGAGGGTGATTACTTTACTAGAGAAATGATTCAGTATTATGAAAAGGATGAACTAGAACAAGACTCCCTACGATTCTATTGCGCGTGGGATTTAGCGATTGGGCAAAAAGATAGAAACGACTATACCGTAGGACTAGTAGTAGGAGTAGATGAGTATGATAACTTGTTTATAGTAGATGTTGTTCGCGGTAAGTATGATGGTTTTGAAATAGTAGAGAAGATATTAGACCTATACGAGATGTGGCGACCGGGGATCATTGGTATAGAAAAAGGTCATATCGAAATGGCTATTGGTCCTTTTTTACAAAAAAGGGTTGCCGAAAGGGGGCTCCATGAAGCATACTTTAAAGACCTACGGGTGGGAAGACGAGATAAAGAAGCTAGAGCGAGAGCTATACAGGGTAGAATGCAACAAGGCATGGTATACTTTCCAAAAGATGCCGTTTGGACGGGGACTATGGTAGCAGAACTTTTGCGTTTCCCTAACGGTAAAAATGATGACCAAGTAGACGCGCTAGCATGGATAGGATTAATGATGACAGAATTTGCTATAAACTTTAATGTTCCAGAGCATGCCCCTTCGTGGCGAGACAGACTACGCCTAAAAAATAGCGACGTAAAAATTAAAACTTCAATGAGCGCATAATGGCCTATATAAAAGCAAAAGAACAAAAAGAAAAACCAATGAATAAAGCCGAAGAAGCAGACTTCGCTAAAAAACAGTTTGCTCATTATGTAAGAGCTAGGGACAACGGGCACGAAGATTACATAGAAATAGCAAAAAGATGCGACGCTTTTTATAGGGGTTCGCAATGGGACGCAGAAGATGTAGCTACCCTAGATGACCAAGGCCGCCCCGCTCTAACAATTAATACTGTACTCCCTACAATTAACGCAGTGATCGGCGAACAAAGTACGCGAAGGGCCGACGTACAATTCAAACCACGTGGCAGTGGCATGCAAGATGTAGCCGACATACTAACAAAAGTATACGGACAAATAGCTGATAATAATAAGCTAGATTGGATAGAGTCGACTGTTTTTTCTGACGGACTAATTCAAGATCGTGGCTGGTTCGATGTACGTATAGATTTTGATGACCATATACAAGGGGAAGTTAGAGTTACATCTAAAGACCCATTAGATATATTAATAGACCCTGACGCCAAAGATTATGACCCAAAATCTTGGAATGAAATTTTTGAAACTAAGTGGATGAGTTTAGACGAAATAGAAGAACTCTACGGGCAAAAGAAAGCAGACCAACTAAGAATAATATCTGAGAACGGTTCTAGTTTAGGCCATGACTCTATGGAGTACGAAGAAACTAGATATGGAGATACCGAAGATACTTTCTTTGGGCAAGAATATGCAGCTGACCCAGAAAACGCTAGAACACTTAGACGTATAAGAGTAATAGAAAGGCAACACTATAAATTAAAGGATTGTACTTTTTATATAGACCCAGTTACCGGAGATGAAAGACCCGTCCCTTACAATTGGAGCAAAAAGAAACAAACCGGTTTTGCTGACCAATACGGTTTGCTCATAGCTAAAAAGAAAAAAAGAATGGTACGCTGGTCTGTAACGGCAGACACTACTGTACTTCATGATGATTGGTCGCCGTATTCTCACTTTACTTTAGTTCCATATTTTCCGTACTTCAGAAGAGGTAGACCTTTCGGAATGGTACGTAATTTATTATCACCACAAGAACAACTAAATAAAATATCTAGCCAAGAACTACATATTGTGAACACAACTGCAAACAGCGGTTGGGTTGTAGAAGGCGGTTCGTTATCCGGTATGACTGCAGATGACTTAGAAGAACACGGAGCAGAAACAGGTTTAGTCCTAGAATATAATAGAGGTTCTACTCCTCCAGCAAAAATACAACCAAATCAAATACCGACAGGTTTAGATAGAATAGCTATGAAAGCAGCTAACAATATAAAAGCTATTAGCGGTATATCAGATTCTATGCTTGGAACAGATAGTCCAGAAGTTTCAGGTGTTGCTATTCAAGCAAAACAAAACAGAGGCGCGATGCAGATCCAAGTGCCGTTAGATAATTTACAAAAAACAAGACTGTACCTAGCTGAAAAGATTCTTAATCTCGTACAAATGTACTATACGGAAGAGAGAATTGTACAAATAACAGACGAAGAAGATCCTTACAAAACAAGAGAACCTGTTGCTGTAAATCAAATGACGCCCGAAGGAATAGTTGTAAATGACTTAACAGTTGGCGAGTACGATGTAATTATAGGTACGGCTCCGGCTAGGGATAACTTTGACGAAATGCAATTTGCTGAAGCTATTTCTTTACGACAAGTTGGAGTACCAATACCAGATGATATGATTGTTGAATACTCACACTTATCACGTAAAGCAGATATAGCGAAACGTATTAGAATTATGCAAGGTATGGAACCACCTAGCGATGAGCAAGTGCAAGTACAACAATTTAAAATGCAAGCCGAAATGCAAAAAATACAGTTGGAAATTGCTAAGATGGAAGCTGAGGTTAAAAACCTTGAGTCTACTACTCAATTAAATGCTGCTAAAGCTCAGGGCGAAAATATTAATCCGAGGTTGAAAGCTGCTGAATTAGAAAGTAAACTAACCCAGAAGAGAGAAGAATTGAGTTTACGTGAACGTTTATCAGATATGACAAACCAAATGCGTAAACAACAAAGTGATACACAAGCGGCTACAAAGATTGCAGCTGCAGCTATGAAACCTACAGGAGGTAATTCAAATGGCCAAAACTAAGAAAACCGAAACACCTACAGACGATACAATTGTAATGGAAGTTATGCCTGGAGCGGACCCTATATCCGAAGAAGATGCAAAACCGTTTGAAGTAGATTTAAATTTTGAAAACACAGATTCCACGGAAGGAGAAGAAATTGAAGAAGAATCAGAAACAGAACTCACGACTACTCCTGAAGAGATGGAAGCGAAAGCAGGAGAGCAAGAAGAAACAACAGAACCTGCAGAAACAGAAGTTGCAGAAGAAGAAACAGTGGTTGCAGAAAGCAAAAGCGATACACAAGAACCTGTACCAACAGATGAAGGACAAGTTATTGAGCCAGAAGTAGAGACTAAAGCGCCTATGGTGCCAAAATCTAGGCTTGATGAAGTTCTTGCTAAACAAAAAGCACTGCAAAAGAAGTTAGATTTAGTACAAGCTGAAAAAGAAATAGCTCCTGAAGCTCCAAGTTTTGATTTTGTATCTAAAGAAGCCGAATATCAAGATTTAGTCTTAAATGCAGAGACAGAAAAGGCCGTAGCCCTAAGATCTGAGATAAGACAAGCCGAAAAAGCACAAATGATGCACGAAGTTAGGCAAGAAATGGGTTCTACAGTGCAACAAAACCAAGATTTAAAGGATTTACAGGTAAAAGCGCTAGAATTAGAGGCTAAACACGAAGTTTTGAACGAAAACAGCGAAATTTTTAGTCCAGAGTTGCAACAAGAAGTAATAGAACTAAGAGATGCTTTTATAACGCAAGGATATGTGCCCGTAGATGCCTTAACTAAAGCTACAAACTACGTAATGGGAGCAAATGCACCTGTAGCCCCAGCCCCAGAACCAGTTAATACGGTTGTAGAACAAAAACAAAAAGCTACAGTAGCTAGAAAAGTACAAGCGTCTCAATCGCAGCCACCTTCTTTAAAAGGAGAAGGCGTTAATGCCAAAAAAGAGAACAAAATAGATTTAACAAAATTATCATCAGAAGAATTTGATGCTCTTCCCGCAGAAACTTTAAGAAGAATGCGTGGAGATTTCGGATAATCTGTGGTATAAAATAAAGATTCGTCCACTGATACGACATTCAGTGCTGGTCGTGCAGCTTAAAACTCGTACTCGTATGTTAGTACGTTAAACTAATCGAGTTCACCTCGTAAAAGTATGAAGACGTTTCCCCAACGACAAAGGGTACACGGGTAATATGTCGCTCCAAAAGACGACTGGTTATTAACTTTTTTTAAAGGAATATTATCATGGCAAATACAAACTTTGCTGCGTTGACCAGTGAACAATTAACAATCTGGTCGCGTGCTTTTTGGCGTGTCGCAAGAAATATGTCCTTCATTAACCAATTCGCAGGTAGCGGATCTAATGCTATGGTTCAGAGAATATCTGAACTTACACAATCAGAAAAGGGAGCAAGAGCTGTTTTAACACTTTTAGCTGACATGACTGGTGATGGTATCGTTGGAGACAATACTTTAGAGGGTAATGAAGAGGCACTAAGAGCTTACGACATTGTTGTACAACTAGATCAACTAAGATTTGCGAACAGACTTTCAGGTAGAATGAATGATCAAAAATCAGTTGTGAACTTTAGGGAACATTCTAGAGATGCACTTGCTTATGCAATGGCTGACAGAATGGACCAATTAGCATTTTTATCTTTAGCAGGTATTGCATACACACTAAAGAATAACGGAGCACTAAGACCTGTAATGAACTCAGGACAAAATCTTGGTGATCTAGCATTCTCAAGTGATGTCTCAGCCCCTACGTCTAACAGACATAGAAGATGGGACGCAACTAATAAATTAGTTGCTGGTAATACTAGTGCTGTAGCTGCTGCTGATACAATCACTTACGAGTGTCTTGTTCAGTTAAAAGCTTATGCAAAAGATAACTATATCAGAGGCCTAAGAGGCGCAGGTAATGAAGAGATGTATCATCTATTTGTTTCTCCGCAAGTAATGGCTGACCTTAAACTTGATTCAGACTTCCTAACTAACGTTAGAAATGCTGGAGTAAGAGGACCAAGCTCAAGCTTGTTCGCTGGCTCATCAAGCTTAATGGTTGACGGAATCATGGTTCATGAGTTCAGACACGTGTTTAACACAAGTGGCGCAACTACTGGAACATCTTCCAATGCTGGTTCAGCTGGATACAAATGGGGAGCTGACGCTGATGTCAATGGTTCTGCATGTATCTTTGCAGGTGCACAAGCACTAGCGATGGCTGACATCGGTG